TTAAAATCTTCTATGCCTTCTGCTAATCCAGTTTTCTTATATTCGAAAGTATTTAATTCTTTTGCTCTTTCGTTTACGTCATACATTTCTGTTGCAATAAATCCTAAAGCAGCTCCAATTTCTACTAAGCTTGCTCCACCAAGAGCAGAACCTATTTTTGAGAATATTGAGGTTGATGCTTTTGCACCAGCTCCTGCACCAGCAGTATTTCCAGCACCTTCGCTTACTACCTCACCTAATGATTTAGCAACTTTTTCTCCGTCACTTTTACCGAAGATTTTGCTTACCATTTCATAGATTTTTTTGACACCCGTGAATATTGTTCCACCAACTGCTAAAGCACCTAATACAGTACCACCAGTTATATGGTCAAATTTGAAAGACGTTTCACCTGTTAATAAGTTAACTTCTTTTGTAAAACCAAGCCATTCCATGATCCTATCACGAATCTCAGTTGCTTTCATTTTTACTTTATCCATCAAGTTGTCATATCCTTTAAGTGCATCTAGTAATCGTTTATCTATACCACCATTTATTCCACTACTACCAGAACCACTTCCAGCATTGCTTGGTGTTGTAAGATTGTTTACTTCATCAAATTTTAATAATTGACGTTTTAATTCTTTAGCTGATTTTGCAGCATTACCTGCACTTTGAGATATTCCGTCATAAATCTCTTCTGTACTTGCTATACCACTATTGTAGTCTCCTACGTCTATTCCAAACATATCAGCTATCGCTTTTGCTACTTCTTTAATAACCATTAAAATAGCATTTGCATAAGGTAATATATTTGAATATAAGCCCATGAATAAGTTACCTAAAGCAACCTTAACTTCTACTAATTGTTGTTTAAGCACTTTTAATTGGTTGGCTGGACTTTCGATTGTTTCTGCAAAGTCACCCATTGCAGCTTGAGCTTGATTAAGTGTTGCAATATATCTTATTATTTGCTTTTCACCTTGTGACATTTGACTTATTGTCCTATCATCTATTCCAAGTGAAGGCAACACGTTTTTCATACTCTTTTCTGTTACGTCCAAACCAAATGCTCTTAATGGCTTTGTCTGTCCTGCAAATACACCTGCTCTTAAAGCTTCTGCTGTTGTCTTTTCACTTTTGTTGTATAGTGATGCTAAATCATAGGTTAATTTAACCATGTTTTCTGACATTATAGCAGCATAATTATCTGATATTCCTTGATTGGTTGCCATAGCTTGAAATAAACCTTGATAACGCAACGTTTCAGTCATATTAGTTCCGAATGCTTCATTTAATGTGTATTGGAACTTCATTGCTTCTTTTCCTAATTCGGAAAAGGTTGTTTCACCATTTTTTCTAATGTTTTTAAATATTACATTAAATAAGTTTAATTCCTCAGCTCTATCTGATGCAGAGTCTACAAATTGAAATGCCAAAACACCTATTTTTTTTACTGCTGCTATAGCTGCTAATTTAGAAAAAGATTTATGCAATGAATTTACACTTGTAGCTGCTTTTTTTGCAGAAGTATCTATTCCCGATATTTGTGTATTTGCCGTAGAAACACCTTTAATTGTTTTAACAATATCTTTTAACGAAGTGTTCATTCCTGATATTTCAGTAGCTAGTTTTTTTATTGTTTCTAACGCTTCTTCACCAGTAGTTTTTAATTGTAACTCTAAACTTTGAGTATCATTCATTCTTGTTTCTCACCACCTTGTCCCTTTTGATTTGGTAGTGCTTCTTTATTGTTTTCGCCCTTTATTTTTTGCATTTGTGATATACGGTTCTTTATCTGAGTTTCCAATTTCTTTTGTTTCTCTTTATATTCCTTTTCTTCATCTTCCTTAGTTAAGTTATAAGGCTTCTGTGAATAAGAAATTTTCTTTCCTTTACCAAAAGAATTGGCTAATGCAACAGATACCGCCTCATGAAAATATGCACCTTGAAGCCATAATTGAAAATTAAGTGCTTCTTGGTCTTGTTTCATTTTATTAAAATAAGAAAAACGGTATGCCCAGAATAGGTCTGGGTTGTCTTCCCAAAACTCTTTTACAGACATACCGTATGTTATCGCCATAGGCAATAAATCATAAAACCAATCTGTTAAGTTTTTGTATTTGTTGCCTTCTTCTTCTATTGTTCGATTATCTCCAATTCCTCTTCCTCCGTCTTCTCGGAGTTTGTATCTGCTAGGGCATTGAAAAAAGCTGTATATTCATCTAACGCAAATTTAACAACTTTTGCAGTCATCTTTGAACCATGTTCTTTTGTGTATGTATCCATCAATTTAATTGCTAAATTAGGATTCACAATATTACCATAGTTTTTCACAAATAATGATTGCCATAATAATTCCCTATACGTTAGTGGTTTTTGAGTTAGTTGTTCTATATCAAAACCAACCGCCTCTAACCACTTGATGGAGTCTCTGTTATACTCGAGAATATATTCCTTATCCTCGATTTTTAACTTTAATTTTCGCATCGTTAATTTCCCTTCCTTTCATTTGCTATGCACTTGGACTAATTTTCGCAGAAAGTTGTTGAGCAGTTAAATATGTTCCTGCAATACTTGGAGTTGTATGTAGAGTACACTCCATAGCAGCACCAACAGATTCCTCATTAATCCATGTTTGACATACACCTTGATATTCAAATCCTGCTCCGTCTGGGAACTTAATAAGAATATCTTTTTTAATGTTATCACAAACTGCTTGAACTGCTGCTAATGCTGTTTGTGAATAGTTGTAAGTAAAGTCCATATCTCCTGTATCAGGACGATCTGGTACATATACTTTTACTGGATCACTTGAAGTAGTGATTTCTACGTTTCCACCAGCTTGTCCAGTTGCTGGCATACCTTTTACAGCTACTAATTTTGCATAAGGATATTTTGCATCAGTTGTTGCTTTAACTCTTAGTTCGATACCTAAATCAATCATTTAATTCACCTCTCATATTTTTTTCCCTTTAAGAAGTGCCGTTTATCTCAAAGTTGGATATATTACTAAATTGTCGTTGCCATATTTTGTATCTAATACTCCATTTAATTGAATTATGTTTCTATGAACACTATCATCAATGTTTGGAGCATCATGTGTAACATGAATAGTAAAATGATAATTGTCTTTAATGTAATTAACTATTATGCTTGTTAAGTTATCACATATTGTTTTTTTAGACACTTTTTTATATGTAACAGTAGGTTCTTCACCTTCCACCGTAGGAGTAGTTGTTTCTTCTACTGTTGTATCAATAGCATATATATTAATTTCTATACCAAAAGAATAAGTTTCCTCGCCGTAATTTAGATTATTGTATTTGTTCGTTATTCTAGGAAGCAATTTAACAGGTATTAATGGGAATATTTTACTATCCTCTGAATATACCTTAACTACCTTAGCAGAATATGGATTATTTGTTTCAATATATTCTTTCAATTCTGGATAGAATTTTATTTCAAATACTTCTTCTACTAACATAATTTATCACTCCTAATCATATAGTCTTCCAACAGTTCCTTGCAATTCAATATTTATTATGTCTCCAAACTCTTCTTTTATATCTTTAAAAGCTTGATAAAACATGTGTCGGCTAGGTATACCATGAGTCCATTTAAACTCACCAGTTTTTGTAGGAAATGCCCAACCAGTTTCACCTTTACCACTTTCGTTTACTGTGTATCCGTGTCGTGATGCGTAATCATCTTGTGTACCCATTTTACCAGTACCAAACTCATTTAGTATTATGATAAAACCGTCAGATCCTTTTCCTTCTCCTCTTACCCATACTCTACCTACGTTCTTTAATTCGTCATATTCCCAATGAATACCACCAACATACTCACCTAATCTATTTTCATAGCAATATGTAAGTACTTTTTGATAAAGTCCCTCAGTAGCTGCCTTTATTGAATTTCTTATGCCTTGTTTATAGCTATCTTCGAAATCCTTTAGTAGCTTTTCCGCTTCGTTCAGGCTCTTTATTGATAATTCTATCGCTATCTTTTTCTTTAGCATTTTCCTTATCCTCTTCTAAAACATAGCCAGCTCTTAAAAAAGCATCTCTGTCTTCTATTGTGTATACTACTACACCATTTGTAAACTTATACATAATTACACCTACTCTCTTATTATCTTTTGCATATAGATTATTATTACAGAATTTCCAATTCTTGGAGGTAATAACACGTAATTTGCATTATCACCATTAATTGTTTCTCCTTCTGGAGTTGCATCATATAAATAAGCTACGTCAAATTCTTTAAACATTCCTTCGTATTTTCTATCAATTACCATTCTTTGAGTTATACTTGCTAATTCGCCAAATTCTACTAAATCAGCACTAGATTTAACTCCTCGATAATTAAACATATATTCCACTGGTTCATCATAAATGCTTATTTGGTTTCCCTCATCATCTATATCAGTACCAATCTTACTAGCTATAAATAGCCTTTTAGACCATGTTTCAGGATTTGCTCTTACTGGAATCATTTAGGAACACCAGCCTTAGGAATTAGTTCATCTAATAAACTCTTAGATATTAACCCACTTAAATAACTCACTGATATTCCGTTTTCACTATATGACTGTATGTTAGCACTATCTTTCTTGTTATAAAGCTCAATAGCACACCTTACAAGCCACATATCCATTCTCCATGTTTTTGGGAGTTCAGCTTCATCATCAAATGGATATAGTGTATATAAAGCAATACTTTTTGCATCATCTAATTTTTCATGAAATATATCATCTAATGAATCATCATCTGACGAACCACTTATTGATATTCTCATTTTGATTATCTTTTCACTATCACTCATATTTACACTTCCTTATCTCCATTATGGCTATTATTCCTTTTTGATACAATTCTCTAGCACGTTGACAATCCAAAAACCTAATTGTTCCTGATGAATAGTATTGGTTATTTTCTTTTATATCATTGTAAGCAATTATTACTCTTACTTTAATATTTTTTTCCATAACTCGTATACTCCCTTCTGTTCATAATTAACATTTTTGGGAATGTTATTTACTATTCGTTTTATATCCTTTTCGGTTAATTTCATATCAAATGGCAATATGTAACCATTTTCACCATCTTTAATTTCTTCTAAAGCATTTGGAAAAGGTGTTACAAGTACTGGCACGTGATTTTGAAGAGCCTCATACATTGTTATACACATACTTTCAGTTTTAGAAAGCTGTGCTACATAATGATAGCCTCCCATAATTCGTTGCACTTCCTTTATTGGAGTATGCAATATCATGTTTCCATAACTTGTATATCCTAAAGGATTTGTACCAAATACGTCCCATACATAAGAAATCTTATATTTTTTTAGCAAGTCACATAACTTGCACATTAAATCATAGCCTTTCTCTTCTGTTAGCCTAGTAAATGAAACAAGTTTTAATTGTACTTTTTCGGTATCTAGTATGTTAGGAATAACTATACTATCATGTCCAAACTCTCTTATAAAAGATTGTCTAGCACATTCACTAACCGCTATGTACTTTGTGTTAGGATCTCGTTCACGATATTTATAATCCCAAAACTTTTTCATTGCCGTCCAATCAGAATGTATCATTTGATATAGTTCTTTATATTTTATTTGATTGAAATACTCATCATCAACCAAAACACTCGTTATAATACAAATATCACATTCTATTGGAGAAGTAAGTTCAATAACTACATTAATGTATTTACTGAGCGTAATGGCATTGTCAAAGCTAATATCTCTACATACCATAGTTATATCGTACTCGTCACCAAATCTCTTACAGAAATTAATTAGAAACGTTTCTATGCCCCCTATTTCATTGAAATAGTGTTGTAATAATACTATTTTTTTCTTCGCCATTTTACTTCTCCCTTTAAACATGATTTATATATTAAGCACTAACTGTCTTAACTTTGATTCCTTCTGGTTTAGTGAATGTAGTACTTAAACCAGTTATCTTTGCATGATACCATTCAGGTCCATGGTCAAGACCAATTTGTCCAAAGATTTGATAACTTTCTCCAGCACCAGTTTTTGCTAGTTCTTCTAAGAAGAAGTTTCCTTTACTTGGTACAGGTTGTTCTACTGGTCCACAAACTGCTGGGTTATAAATTAAAGCAGTTCCGTCTGGTAAAAATTCTCCTAATCCAAAATGTAATACACAACCGATTGGTAATAGTAAGTCTCTTACTTGAATACCAAAAGCATTCATATAAGGTTCTCCTACTTTCATACCTAATTCAACTGCATTACCATGTAATTGCATTAAGTTAGTTGCATTTAATAACATTTGAAGATTTGAAATATCTCCACCAGCACTCTTAATAGCTGCAACTGCATCATTTACTAACCATAAGTCAAGTGCAGCACCAGCAGCAGCAACTACGTTAGTAGTAATAGCAGCTAACATACCACGAGTTTTATTAACTTGGCTATCACTAGCAGCTTTGTTATATGTTCCTTGAATAAATGCCTTTTCAATAGAACGTTTGATTTTGTTCATTTTTGCATTTACTTGGAAATCTAATTCATTTGTAGGATTTTCAACTTGTCCTGCAATGTTTACTCCACCTAAAGTAGCCATATTAGATTGTTTAGCATAACTTACAGCTACACTTTCATGAAATATTTGTGTTACGTTACTTAATTGAGTTCTAGTAACATAAGTAGCAGTTGGAGCAGTTAGTGATGCTGTTTCACTAATATTAGGAATAGCTCCTTCTTCACTTGTATAATATTGTCCACAAACAAATTCTACAGAGTTTGTGTATTTTACTCTTCCTGAAATTGAATTTAGGAATGGAGTATCAGTATTTGCTTTGTTATAAAGTAAACCTGAATAGTTTGGAACTAAGAATGATTGTACAGTTCCTGTGTTCATTTTTATCACCTCTCAAAATATTTTATTCCCTTTTGAAATAGTGCTTTTAAATACCTGTTTTATGTTCTTCTTGATATATTTGAGTGATTAACTCTGTTTGTCGCATTGTATCTTTGTTTTTCAATGCTTCTTCATATTCTTTCTTTAATATATCAACTTTACTTAATGAAGAAGAACTATCCAAACCACCGATAGGAGCTGGAGTCTCATTTAACAACTTAGTAGTTGTTTCTTTAGCGCTTTGGTCTTTAGTCTTATTGATTAAAGATATAAAACTATTTGCTAATTTAAGAGATTTATCATAGTCTTCACTTACAATAGTTGCTAATGTATCTTGCAATTCAGTATCTTCATCTTTTATTTCAATACCATTTTGCAATAACAACTTTTGTACTGCTAGTTCACTCTTAGCAATAGCATTTTGTTTTACTTGCTCTTCAAATGCCTTTCTTTCACTTTCTCTTTTTTCATCATCAGTCATTTTTGACTTTTTGAAATCCTCGTATTCATTTTGTAGTGATGAATACTCACTTTCTGTGTTTTTTAAACGATTACTAAGGTCGTTATACTTATCTTTTGGAATTACTAATTTTGCTAATTCCTTAGATATAGCCTCAACTCTTTCTTCGTTTGTAGTGTAAGCTTCATTACTTAACACTAGCTCAATAGCTTCTTTCATTTTTTCCTCCCACTCTTCCGTTTTTATAGTTGTCACGTCTCAACTTTTTAGAGCGTCATAGATTTTATGCTCTCTATGATGAGCAAATTTAATGCTTTTATTAGCACCATAGAATAGACAAGTTATATAGGTATATTTGCTATAACTTAACATTTATACTTTGTTTATCTACTCTATGCTGCCACTAAAGGCAGCAGATAAGGTTTGGATTAAAAAGAAAACGTTGAATTTTCGCTGGGAATGAAAGTTATGACCTTCCATCTCTAAGTTACCTTAGCGACTTACCAATTAGTCTAATTCCCAATATGGGGGGATTATTTGTCCCCATTTGGTGTTTCATCATCATCTGATGAGGAATTATCACCACTATCTAAAGATGAGTTTTCGTCCTTCATCTTTTCTCTAAGTTGTTTATTTGCTTTTGACACAAATAACTCTATCCATTTGTCTATTCCACCATAGAAGTTCATTGATTTATTAAATGCTTCATTAGTGTCACTATATAAGCCACTTGTTGCCATAGCAACGTCTGGTGAAATACCACTATTAATTTGATTCATTAATCCTTGTGATTTAACTAAGAAGTTATCACTCTTATTTCTAGTGAATTTTTGTTCAACTTGATTTAGAGTTAATGAATTAATTGTACTCCATGGAGATAAATTACATATTCTTAAAATTAGTTCAAGTTCAGGTTTAGAACAACGTTTGAATTGCATTTCATCTTGCTTAGCACGTTCATCTGCCATTGTCCAACCTTCTGACAACATTCTAGCTTGTCCTGTATCTCCTCCAGAAGTTCTTTCTGTACTTTTTGGTATACCTATTATTTGTAATGCTGTATTTAACAATCTATCATGTAATACTTTTGTATTTCCATGGTCTATATTGTTAGATAGTAATTTTAAATCAGCAGGTCTTGACGGATCGCTTGTAGCTATCTTAACAGCACCTAAATCTAATAAATTAGCATAGTCTTCTGCATCTATATCTTGATTTATAAACACTAATATACTTTGTATAAACTGTTCTAATCCATCTATTTCATCGGAAGTAATTTTATTTATTTGATTTAACAAATCCATTACTACTTCAATAAGTCCTAATCTTGACTTATTCAAATAATACTCGAATATAGGAATATCGCCTAATATATGATTTCTCTTGTTTTTTACTTCAAAAACACTGCTTAATCTTTCTTTGCCAACTTCGTAATAAGCGTTTCTTGTATATACACTTCCTCGAAGGTTTGAATCTTTAACACCTATCGTATAAGTAAATGCAAATAGTCTATCATGAGGAAGATAACTTGAATAAACAATAAATGTATTTTTGCTATCTAAGTTTTCTATTTCAAATGGACTTTCATCACCTTTGCTTGGCAATACAATTCTATGTCCTATTCCAGAAACATATATGCTTTCTGCTAATTCAGTATCTTTAGGGAATTTATCCTTAGCCAACATATAACTATTTAATGTTGATACTTCCATGTTTGCAACGTCTCCACGTTGTACATATTGAATAGGCTCACCAAATACATAACTCTTTTTAAATTCGGTTATGAAATAAGCGTTATTTTCAACAACAGTATTATTGATTGTAGGTCTTACTTCTTTTACTTTACCAATAATAGGTTGAAATCCCTTATAATATTTTTCTAAATAATCAATTTCACTAGCATTTTGAACATGAACACTAAATACGTCATTCAATATTTTTTGAATTGTTGTTTCGTTCATCTCCTCAGGGTAATAATCAGCATAAATTACTTTTCTTCCGTATAGTCTTATCTCTTTTGGAGCTATAATCTTAGGATTTTGAACTGCTTCAACTGGTCTTACTGCCGTAGTTTGATTATTATTTTCACTGTTTTCGTTCATACTTTCACCACATTTCTGTTCCAACAAACAAAATTGGGAACATAATCATATAAATACGGTTATGCTCCCGTGTAGCACTAAGCAAACTGCAAAGGGAAATCACGTTTGCTCGATTTACAAGTACCACACAAGGTAAAAATATTCTATTTTTAAGGTATAAAAGTATAACAACTTTTTACCCTTTTCTATTAAAATGGTCGCATTACTGCTTCTGGTTTCTTTAAAATACTTCTACCTACAATTATTTCAGAATTATACATAGCTGCACCATCTGGACCATCATCAAATTTGTTAGGATAATCAAAGGAATATTTTGTAATATTATCCATTAATCTACCTATATCAGTGTTTGGTTTAACAATAGATTTATCCATAAATATAATATTTCGTTGTATTCCACCTAAATTGTTTTTTATACGTTCTTCTTTCTTCTTTGTGTTATATAATTCTATAATTTTGCATGTATTACAACTTCGTTGGTTTAATTTGCTCTCTAATAACGATTTTAATGATACGTCTATGTTATTTTCTATTACTAATGTTGTTATATTGTCATCAATTATCTTATTTACTATGTCATCATACAATTCTTCCATAGGTTTCTTGCTAAATATAGCGTCCCATAGAAAATGTTTACCATGCCCATCAGGTTTACATATAAACATATTAAGATTGTCTTTACCTCGTCTTTTTGTATCCATTACTGCCATACAATAAGGTTCTAAGTCGTTTGGTGGTGTTATATATGTAGTTAAGTTCTCCCATGCTAATTCTCTTCCTGTTGGAGCTATAGGATTTTGTTGATAAACACAACTGAACAAGAAAGGATCTGTCGTATTTCTTATTTGTTCGGCTATTTCTTGTGGATATACCTCAGGACAAGTTGTTTTACCTTCTTCATCAAATAATGGAACACGAATTACAATAGTATCTTCGTTTCGCATAATATATGGATTATTTGTCTCTTTTAATGGATTAATCTTGTTTCTATCCTCAATAATTCTATTAAGAATGTCCTCTGGAGTCCATTGTGTACCAACAAACAAGAATTTACAACGTTCTCCATCACGTCTATTCCACCATTCTGTGTTCCATTTATCATATAAACCTCTATGTATGCTTTCACTATTAGCCTCTTCTGCTCCTTTTGTCATATCATCAAAGATAATAGCAAAGTTAGCTCTTTCACCAGTAGTCGAACCACCACGAGTACGTGAAATTAAGTTTGATTTAGGTACATTAGCGTTTTTAATTTTCCAGTCTGATTCTCTTTCTACTTCAAATGGTTTTCCATTATATATAGCGTAATTAGTAAATACGTCACTAAAGTTAGACGTACATAAATACCCTTTTACTGTTCTTGAAAATCCCAATACTAACTCATCAGAATAACTCATACGAATAATGGAGTTATCTATACTCATTCCAAATGCCCAAGCTTCCCATAAAGTAGCAATATAACTTTTACCAAGTGAAGGTGGATAACAAACAACTACATAATGAAGTTTTGGATTAAAAGCAAGTTCTTGTAAAGCATCAATATAAGGCTTTAATACTTCTCTTCTGTTTGCTAACACTTTCTTTGGCTGATCCCATTCCATATAGTCAACAAAGCATTCAAAGTCACGTCTTCCACATATTGCATAAACTCGCTTGTAATAATCAAAAAAGGAAGCCATATTATTTATGCTCCCTTTACTAACTAAATTATGTAAAATTGGAATAAGTTTTTTCTTTGCTGTTTTAACAGACTCCATTTCGTCTTGGCAATACCACATTTCCAAGACATTTAAGGCACTCTCAGACCATTCGAGTTTACTACTTTCGGACAATCTATCACTTCGAAGAGCCTCACAAATACCATTAAATGTATCTTCATAGGTACTTGGCTTCTTTTTAATTTCTATCTTATCCCCAACTTTAATCATACCCTACTCCTTAGGCATTTTTATGATTATTGGACGATTATTTCTATAACATTCTGTAATTAGTTCGTCAAGTTGTTTTTTTACCTCTAAAGTACGTGCTTCTGTTTCGTATTCTGCCACCACCATACGAGAATCGTTAACAATTACGTTCTTTAAGTTCTTATCATAGAAATACTCTTTATCTAATTTAAAATAATCAGCAATTTTATTAAATAATTTTTCTTTTGGTATTTCTTTGTCTTCTAATACTCTTTTTAGACTTTCTCTATAGTTTCCTTCAAACTCTTTAATAAAATTTTCTTCACTAATTTCCTTTGTTTTTAGTAATTCTTTAATTTTTGTACCAACAACAATTTGAGGTTGACGTATTCCTATTGAAATACCATTCACAAACCATGTATCGTTCTCACTTTGACTTATTAATAATATCTTTCCCATATTAAACCTCCTTATTATAAAACAATGTAAACCAGTCATCAGCTTCCATTGTAATTAGCCACTTTGTATTATTCTTTCTATGAGCCACTATTGGAATATCATTATGGTTTAAGTTATCTCTTTTAGCTTGTTTTACTGCATCATGGATATTTAGGTGTTCTACCCTTTTAACCTCAATATGTATTCCATCAATTCCTATTACGTCAGCTAAAGAGCCTTGTTCTTTGCCATTATATTGTGCTGTCCTTCTTGTATCAAAGCCTTTACTTTTACAATAATTAGAAAACTCTCTTTCTCCAGCAGCACCTTTTCTTTTACTATTAATCATGCTTTTCTAAGCCTCTCAATCGTTTCTTTAAGTTCTTGTTTACCTTCCTTAGTTAATGGAGGCATAACCATATTCATTAAAGTCCCTTCTTTTAATTCAAGTGCTTTTTCCCATTTTGCTAGTATTTTAGGTCTAAATGCCCATCTACCGTTAATATAGTTAGCAATATCCTGTACAGCAGTACGTTTTTCACCTAATTTACTCTCAATACGATTAATTTCTTCACAAAGTTTAGCTCTAGTCCATTTTTTCTTAACTAAAATAAGTAAAATGTATTCACTCACGTTCATCATATTGTTTAATCACCTTCAAAGTTCTAATTTTACCATTTTTACATGAAACATAGCCTTTGTCTATTAAAATAGTAACTTTCTTATAAACAGAATTAACGTCAGAATTAAGTTCTTTAGCAAGTTCTCGATAAGTTGGACTATATCCATGTTCTTCGATAAACCAACTAAGGCATTCTAACACCATTTTCTGCTTAGTACTTATCCCTAGCATCTTCTTCTCCCAATATCCAACATATAGTGGATATTTCATCTCTCTGTTTTACTTTATTCTTTAAAATATATTGTATTCTATCTCTTAATTCCTGATCTGATACGACTCTTTGATTTTGTCTTCTTTCCCAAAATTCATAAAGATATTTATAATTTCTATATAATTCATACAAACAATAGAGATTAGGCTTAACAACTTCTTTACTCATAACAATTCCTCATAATTTTCTCTATATATTGAATCTTTAAATAGTTTAAATGAGCATTCATATATTTGTTTACCAAAATGTACTACGAACGGATTAATATAATAGACAGTAGTATTATCCTCTTTTTGTGATTTAATAACGTCATCTTTCATCAAGCCTTTTAATTGTCTATCAATAGTAGCAGAAGAAACCTCACAAATTCTAGGAAGGTCTTTTCTTTTCACTAACCTTCCATTTCTATAAACCAACTTCCCTGTTTGATATTGAATATATTCTAGTAAAGATAGCATAATCGGGTATTTTAAACAAATCTTACCAAAAACTTTGAAATTAACTTTTAGAAATCTCATAGGTATAGTAATCATTTCTTCATAAGAATCAATACTATTTTTTCTTAAAACCCTATCCCCTGCATCGACTTTAACATAAGTACTTTCATCAGATAAGGTTTCAATTACTTCTCCAGTTTCATCTACTAAATATAATGTCTTTCCTATCTTGCTCATCTAATTCACCAAATTACCACTATCATTCTTGATAGTCTAAGTAGTGCTTATTTATACCCCTTTACTATCATCTTTGATAGTTTCTTAAATACTCATTTTCCCTTTATATTTAGTGCTTTTGAACCCTTTTTTATCAATTTTATTCCATCTTTATCTTAGAATCCTACAGTATATACAAATGTCGCAGACATTGGAATGTATCGGGTATATCTTTTTTTTCGCTATACCCGTGGTTCTATCCATTCCGTTTTTACTATATCATATTCTTTACTCTCATTTCACTCTCATTTTGTGAATTTTTTTTGTTTTTTATTAAATTATTCAATAATTAACTCTTTTTCATTTATAACAACTCTTTTTGTTTTTTTGAATATATTTTAGAGAGTAAAAAAACCCCTATATATAGATTAATTATAGTGTAGGGGTATCACTAACGCTCGTTAACAATACAAAAAAACGTTATTAAATAACAATAAAAGAACATTATTCTTTTAATAAATAACAAGTAAAAGAAAAATAAAAATAAATTAAAAATAAACTATCAATCAATTATTATTTTTATGCTATGAAGATTAAAAATCTTCTCTTAGTTTTTATCCATTAAAAAAATACTAATTAAAAAGAAATATAATAAAAAAAAGTAAATACAGATCACAAGTAAAAAAAAATAATATCTCCATATTTTAGAGATAAAATACAATAATTATAATACGATAAAACAATGTAAAAATAATGTAAAAAAATTAAAAAAAATGATAAAAAAGTATTGTATTTTTTCAATAAATATGATACAATATTATTGTAAAGATTAAGGAAGGAGGAAAAAAGAGAACATGAAAAAATACAGATTAAAAGCACAATATCAAATAACAATCTATTTATTAATA